TTAGCGAAATTCTAAACATGCCCGGCGCGGGCGAAAGCGAACTGCTCAAAGCAGTGGCAGCACTGGTGACAGAGAGGCAACAGGCCAAAGACAATGCGGCCTTTGAAGCACGCATCGCCAGCCTACAGAGCATCACGCACATGACGCGGGAATGCGCCGTTGAAACCTTGCGGGCACAGGACGGCCCGGTAAACAAACAGTCCAAATGAACTCTTTTCAGTCAACGCGTAACAGAGACAAAAACATCATGGACGAAAAAACTGACACACAAAAGCGAGCCCTGCTACCGGCCGAGGTTCAAAAACTCAAAGCAACCGGGATGAGCCATTCAGAGGCATTTTCAACCGCCTATGCTGCTCATCCCGAATGGCGTGCTACCGATCCGCTGGGGAGCCGGAGCCGTGGTCGGCGGGCGGACATCACAAACATAAACGACGGCACAACCGCAGGCGGCGCGGAGCGGTCGGCAAAAATCCAAGAGTTGGTGGCCGAGTATCAAAAGACTCACCCCGGCGCAAGCTATGACGCGGCGTTCAGGGCAGTGTTGGCTGACCCGGCAAACGCAATGCTGGCCGCCTCTATGATCTTGCCGCAACGCGCCTTCAAGACGGTTCAGGAGAATCGCGGGTCTGGCGTCAACACACCGCCGCCTTATCGGCAGCCCATTCCCAGCGCCCGTGAAATGCCGAACAGCCCCGCCGAAAGAGCGCGGCGAGCGGTGCCTCAAGGTGAATAAACACATGAACGCGAAACTCAAAACCAAATTGGAAACGGCCCGCGTGGAGTTGGCGGCAACCTTGGGCGCGTGTCAAAAGCGCGACAAAGAACTAACCAAGCTGGTTCAAAACCGGGCCAGTGTCGGCAGTCAAGTGGAACAGCTTGAGGCGCAGACAGAGAAAAACCCGCTTGACGAAGTGGCCATTGGCCGACTTTCGGTGTTGCGAGAGCAGCAACGGCTGTTCGATAGGAAAGTCGCCAAACTGGAAAAAGAACGGCTGCTTGACGGCGACGCAGAACGCACGCGAATGGGAAACGCCCTAAACGCTGCATTGGAGGCCATTGTTGAGGCGGGCCAGCCAGCACTTGACCGCCTCACAGCGCAAGCAACATCGGCCTTCGCGCCGTTCTATCAGCAGGCAAAACTTGAATCAGTCGTTTCGCGGTGCGACGCCGCGCTTTCCTTGAAGGCATTTCTCGCGAACTGCGGTCCCGGCCCGGTGCTTGAGAAGCCAGCACGGGCGCTGGCGCTTCTGGACACGTTGCTGGCGGGCCAGCCGTTGCCTTGGGAATGGCCGGGTTTGTCACCCGCACCGACGGCGGGATGAACACCTTGCACGCGCCATGCTAGCTGGTCTGCTAGAAGGCGTGTTGACCGGCGGCTTGCCTTTGTTGGCGAATTGGGGCGAGCCGCTCTTCGCGGGGCGGGCTGGTCTGGTCATGCTCTCTGGCCTGCCCCGCATTTTGACTTGAACATGAAGCAGCAGGAAAAGCAGAATGCGGTCTGTCCGCCGGGCGCACTCGAATGCGACGGCAGCAGGTTGGTACTGTTGCTGGCGCAATTGAGAAGGCAAGGCCGTACGCCCGGCGAGCCTGTAAAGGTCGGCCCAAACCGCTGGCGGGTTTACCCCAGCGGCAGCACCGGCGAATTCCAGCCCGACCCGGACGGTGGCGGCGACCGGGTTTTCGGCTTCGACTCATTCACTGACGGTGCAACAGGCCGGATGGAAGAATGCTGACGCCATGAAACCCAAAGCCAAAGCCAACACCAAACAGCGCCGCCGTCTTGCTGCCCGCCTGGCCGGGCAAACGGTTGTTTGGTTGGTGTCGGGGCGCGGCATGGACTACGCACACCATCAATTGAACCTTGCGCCGCAGAATGAGCAAACCCCCGTGGAATGGTCGTACGTGTTCGCCTTTTATACACCCCAGCAAGCCCGGGCCTTGGCGGTGTCCATACTGGCCGGTTTTCTGGCCGAACAAGAATTGGACCCCAGTGCGCCCCGGCAAGACGTTGCGGCAGACCGCCGGCAAGTCCACAAGCTGGTGCGTAAGTTCACACTGCCAGAGGTCAGGGAGCTTGAAATTGAGGCGGGCGATTTGGTCCGGCGTTTCATGGACATCATTCTGCGCTTCACGGGCGAGCTATTGCAGCGCGAGACGATCCCCGGCGCAACGTGCGAGGACATTTTTGAGCAGCTTTCTAAAAGCGTATTGACCGATTGATTGACTTATGAGAAAACGATTGACACCACCACCACCGCCGCCGAAACCGCGTGGCAGGCCAACCATCCGCACAGCAGAAGTTGCCGGGCGCATTTGCGAAGCCGTAGGCCGGGGCGTGCCGTTCACATACGCGGCCCGTTTGGCGGGCATTGCCTACAGCAGTTTGGCAGAGTGGCGAAACAGTGACGAAGTGTTCCGGGCACAGCTTGAGGAAGCGATTGCCCTTTCAGTGGAGGCGCGGCTAAAGACCATCCGGGACGCGGCGGACATGGACTGGCGGGCGGCAAGCTGGTGGTTGGAACACGTACTGCCGGAAAGCTTTGCCCGCAACCGGATTGAAGTCACCGGGGCGGACGGCGGGCCACTCACGGGCGGTGTCACGCTTTACCTGCCCCAAAAAACCAACGGCCCCGGCGCGGTGGTTGAAACCACCGAGGCCCCGGCGCTGACGGAAGGGAGTTCCGATGGAAACGGCGGTTGAAATTCGGCCACAGCCCGGGCCACAGGAAGCCTTCCTTCAAAGCTCCGCTGACATTGCGGTGTACGGCGGGGCAGCCGGGTCTGGGAAAAGCTTTTCGCTTTTGCTTGAGCCGTTGTACAACGTCGCCAACCCAAAGTTTCGGGCAATTCTTTTCCGGCGGACGATCCCCATGATCCGCTTGCAAGGCGGACTGCTTGACACCAGCGAGGAAATGTACCCCGCGCTGGGCGCGGCGTTGAACCAGACGGCGCTGGAATGGCGTTTCGCATCGGGGGCGACGGTCAAGTTTGCCGGGTTGGAACATCCGCAAGACCGGTTCAACTATCAGGGCTCGCAGATTCCGCTAATCATGTTCGATGAACTGGTGCAATTCGAGAGCGAGCAATTTTGGTATCTGCTTTCCCGCTGCCGCTCCATGTCGGGCGTCAAGGGTTACGTCCGGGGGGCAACCAACCCGGACCCCGATTCATGGGTGCGGACGTTTCTTGAGTGGTGGATTGACGCGGACACCGGGCTTCCGATCAAAAAACGCAGTGGGGTGTTGCGCTGGTTTGTTCGCATCGGGGATGAACTGATTTGGGGCGACAGTCGGGCCGAGCTTGCCGAAAAGTTTGGCAGCGATGCTGAGCCCAAAAGCGTGACCTTCATTCCGGCGAACATAACCGATAACAAAATCCTGCTGGCAAGCGATCCTGACTACCTGGCTAACCTGCGAGCGTTGCCAAGAATTGATCGTGAGCGGTTGCTGTCCGGCAACTGGAATGTACGAGCAACGGCGGGCTCGTACTTCCGGCGCGAGTGGTTTGGCGTGGTGGACACCCCGCCCAAAGACGTGGTGCGGCGCTGCCGTTATTGGGACAGGGCGGCAACCGAAAAGCGCAGTGACAATGACCCCGATGCAACTTGCGGCCTGCTGCTCTCGAAGGACAGCGCGGGCGTTTACTACATCGAACACGTCGAAAAGCTGTTCGCCAGTCCGCACACCGTCGAAAAGAAAATGCTTCAGTGCGCTGAGCGAGACGGCCCCGAAACAACCATCGGTTTTATGCAAGACCCGGGAAGTGCGGGCGTCAGTGAAGCTCAGGCAACGGCGCGGGCACTGGACGGTTTCAACGTGCGTTTCCGCACGGCCAGTGGCGACAAGGAAACGCGAGCCAAGCCGGTCAGCGCACAAGCTGAGGCGGGCAATATAAAAATTGTTCGCGCCCTTTGGAACGATGCCTTCTTGCGCGAGTTGGAAAACTTTCCGGCGGGAAAACATGATGACGCGGTGGACGCCTTGAGCGGCGCTTACGAAACCATCGGCGGGCGGGCTGCTCCGTTTGAATACGAGCGCGTGCGAATCCAGCGGCCTGCTGACGGATTCGAGGAATTGGACAAGAGGCGGGTTCAACGGCGCCAGCGTATGTGCTACTGAGCGGGGCATCTGGTGAATGCAGCCGACAACGAAGCGATCCGCGAAGGACTGCCGACAATCTGTATGGACCCGGACGTGCATTACGCTTTAGGCGTGTCCAAAAAAACGGTGACACTGGGCCTGCTGACAGACCGGCGCATTGCGTTCTATCAGCGCCAACGAGATCAACAGCGCGACGTTCGGCTGCGACAGGTTGGCGGCAACCGGCTGGTGTATTCCGCGTGAAGATTTCCGGCCTTCCTGTTGAGGGCGCGGAAGCTGGCGGGCGGTTTTACAATTGCTGCGCCCGCTGGCAGCCCCGGTGACGTGCCGGGGCTTTTGCTTTTGCGATATGGGCGTTTTGATCGGCGCTTCAGAGCGCGTCCGTACGGCCCAAACCCGCGAAACCGCCCCGCAAGGCCGATTCCGGGCAAAAACTTCGCGCTACGATTCGATATGGCGAGCTTTGATCGTGCGGCTGGTGTCCTGACATGGGGGTAAAATGAATCGCGCAAACGGGCTTCACCACTTCCACCAACCCCTCCAAATCCTCCTGTTTTATGCAGATTTGCAGGTTTGCAATTTCGCATAAAAGTCTCGCAACGGTTGCCTGGTTAAGGCCAACCTTCTCCGCGATCTCCTCTTGGGTGTGGCAGGACAGGCATACTGCCGATTCACCCGCAAGGTCTTGGCGACTTGAGCGGAGGCTTTGCCATCGTTGCGATCAGAAACCTTAGTCAAATTTTTGACTAAGGTTTTGCGTTTACCGCGCCCACCAGAACCGTCCTCGCCTTTGCCGTTGTTGCGGTCTGTTTGTTTCACTGAGTCAATTTTTTGACTAAGTGATTTTCTCCCGGGAGCCGTCTTGCCATGTTCTCGTTGCCGCTCTTTAGCCTGCTCCGCATACCACGGCTCCAACAGGACGTTACCACCTAAACCAGAAACACCAACCCTTGCCGATCTTGGCGTCACCAAGCGCGATGGGTGAGATGCTGGCCAAGACAGAGAGGGCGAAGGGCGGTCAGCCCCATCAAAAAGCCCGAAAGGCTACCAGTAACGTCATGTTACCAGTAGAACCAACCCTTGCCGATCTTGGCGTCACCAAGCGCGATGGGTGAGATGCTGGCCAAGACAGAAAGATCAAAAGGCGCACCAGGGCCGGGTCGTGGAAAAAAGGGTGTAACGGTGAGTAACACCCTTTCAAGTGTTCCCACCCTCGCCGACCTTGGAGTAAGCCGCCGCGAGAGCGCCGAAGCGCAACGGCTGGCGGCGCTGCCAAGGCGATTATCCAGGCAACGGGGGGCGTGGTGGAGGCTCGTGTCTGTTCGTCGGATAATCAGACGACTGGGGCCTGGGCACACCCTCATACTGGAATGGCGCGGGTTTGGGTTTTTGAGGGGCTGGAGGTCCAGAGAACTTGAACACCGGCTTTGGTGTCAGGCTTTTCCGTAGCTGTGCAAGCTCCCGTCGTACTCCCTCAAGTTCCCGTCGTACCGAGCGGACTTCCACCCGGAGCAGCCGAACCTCATTCTTCACGTCTGCAATGCTGTCTGCCATTTGATTCCTTTCCTTCCGGCCAGCGTGGTTTGTCGCCAGCCGTCGCGACTATGCACTTCCACCAGTGGACTGCAAGCCCTGATTTCAACACCCACCACGCACCCAAAAACCGGCTTCGCTCTAAAACGGCCCAGGACGGCCCAGGGCGCGCCGGATGCGTATTCCGCAGCAATGTGCGTTCCGGGAATCAGGACGCGCCTACGGGCCACCAAGGCGCAAATTCAAGGCATGAAAAAAGAGAGCGGACCCCCAGCTTTCTGGATTTGATGAACGGCAGCCAAAGGCGTGCGTCTGATACTGCAATCTGATACTGCCGTCGAATTTTAGAGCGAAGTCAGGATAAAGTCAGAGACAAACGAAAGCGGTTTTAGCCTTTGTTTACAGCAGTTTGCTAAGTGTAGAGCACGTCAAGCAATATGAGCAAAACCACCGTTTCCGATTATGAGTCGCCTGCTCTGACCACTGAGCTATGGGCCCGAACTATGAGTGGCTGCGGCTATCGAATGCAAGCCATCCGGCATCTATTTGGCCCGAGTCCGCATCCGGGGCAAGCTTTTTCGAGAGGCCACTTTGTAGTGCTGGACTTTGGCGGTGTTTATGCTAAGGTGGATGCCTGCCGCCGGTGGGATGACCCGTCGCGGCGGGGCGGGCTTGTGACGGAGGACGCTAGCCCGTCCGGCGCAAAGTGAAATAACATGATTTTGTGAACGTGCGTGGCATCCCCATGCGCAGGAAGTCCGGCAAAACGGCCAGGGCCAAGAGCCACCTGAGAAGGGGCGGGATACCCCACGGCCTGCTATGGTTGTGCAACGGGCTGGACAATGAGCTTTGCAATTTCGGTTGCGCAACGTTCGGCTCAGTGGTTTATTACGATTGAGCGTGAAGTTTTGGACGACATCAAAGCATCGACGCGACGGCAGCCGGCTGGCCGCCGTCGCGGTGATGATGTCGCTATGGGCCGCGCTATGGGCCCTGGAGGTTTCGCCAAACCTTCACCAT